TGTGGCAAACGTCCTCTTTACGTTCTCCCAAAAGATTGTTTTTTTATAGAATTTCATTGTAATAGATTTTTATATTCTTTCTCTGCTTCAAAACATGGGCATTGCTTTACCCACTCATTAGGTTCTACAATTCCATCACCATCTAAATCAGGGCTTAAATCCCTGTGCCCCGTAATGCGTTTTACGTGGCCACCATTTCGTTCTGCAAAGTTCATTGCTTCTACGATACAAAGATTGATAGCGTTCTTCTGGGCCTCTGTGCGGGTGTCTTTTGGCTTACCGTTGGCGTCCAATCCCCCCTCATAACAGATTCCTATTGAATTAGCGTTGTGGTCTTTAACGTGTGCCCCTATTTTGTCGAAAGTTCTTCCTACATGTATAGTTCCGTCACGCCTGATAAAGCGATGATAACCACACGTAGTAAATCCCCTTGCCTTGTGGTCACGAATGCAATTTTCAAAGGTATAATCCTGTGTCTCTTTTGTGGCACTGCAATGGATGACAATTAGATTAATTTTTCTCATGCATTATAAACGATAAATGAAGCCGCGGCCAACAGCACACAGAAAGCCAGAAAAGCGATATACAAACCTTTGCTTTCCCCGATGATTTTATTGATCCATCCTGACTGCTTCCCGGTGTATCCGAAAGACTTGTTTCTTAACTCATTCAACAACGGATCAAAGACGGCAAAGAATGAGCCTGTACAAAAGCCAACAGCCGACCACCAAAGAACCATATCGTAAGGCATTCGCAATACAATAGCACAAAACAAAATGAAAAAGATACCTCGAATAACAAACAACTGAAAATAATTTGGCTTCCAGTTATGTTTCTTCTGCAAGTATGCCTGAATGATTGCCTCAGCAACCGGATAGATTAACCAGATCAGGAGTTTCATTGCTTATACCATTTAACATCGTTATACATCACGCTCAATTGCTTACCTGCATTACGGGCAAAATCCATAATCTGATCGCTGGCGTAAAGCTTGAATAACTGCCATTGATTAATATACAAGTTAGTCTTATCACGGTAAATCGTGTTGTTGTTAATATCAAATACCGTTACAGGCTGACCTCCATCCTCAGTGATCACTACTTTCACTTTCCCGGCTGATCCTGTGCCACGCTTAACAAGTATGTCCATATCAAACCACTTGTCAAAAGGAATCTTTGCTGTGCCTTTTACCTGCCAGATAACCCGTTCACTTGGCTGCATCTCCTCATAGGCAAGGTGCCAGTATAAAGGCTGACCGGCTCCGCTGTCTTTGAACAGGGACAAACTAATACGGGAACTTCCTGCGGGGTCGCCTCCCTGTGTGCTGTCTCTTAGGTTCCACATTTCAAATAGTGTGAACCATCTGATCGAACCTGGGTAGTTAGTCAGGTACGCTATGTCAGGGTGCAATTTCATCCTGTGGGACGTGTGGATGAAATCTAATGCCTGCTTCATGTCAATGGTCATCTGTGCTCGTGAAGTACCGCCACCGGCTCCGTTGTCCGTGATCTGGGCAAACATAACGTTACGGTTTGAGTCTTTCCGTATGTCCTGAATGACATAAGGCGCTCCAGCTTGATTGTTGAAGTAAATGGATTCAACGAAAGGAAGTTTTGTTTTCCAGTCGGCCCATCCTCCAAGCAGGTTAGAACTGGTTGACCCCTCAAAGTCATCAGCGAAATAAACATCACCTGCGGGTGGGGGTTCTACTGGTGGAGGAGGAGGGGGTGTAACCGTTCCGGCTTTGCAGTCTGCAAGTTGTTTGGTCAATGATATAACATCATTTGTCAATGATACTACTTTAGCTTTCTCATCAACAATTTCATCTGTTAAATTATCAATGGTGACAATAAACTTTGCGTTCTCCGTATCCAACCTGTCTACCTCTGCTTTCAAAGCATCAATTTCAGGATTAGGTTTTCCATAGGCTTCGATGTAATCAATCTCTGCCTGTGTTTCGGGTTCATAAATGGTTTTCTTTATCATAAGTGTTAATAAAATTTACCAACTATCAATTACTGTTTCCATGTCATCATAAAAACTATCAAGATCAAAAGCTGAATATTGTGATGAATAGAAATATTCATATTTACCGGCAAAATAAAGCGTCCCCGCAGTGGAACGTCCTATAACAAACCTTGCATCCATATCTCCGGTAGCCGCATTAGCATTAGTCGCTTGCTGAGTTTTATTTTTTATTAAATATTCGTTAGTTCCATTTCTACCAATGGAATATAATGAATCATCAGCCGGGGTTGCTTCTGTTCCATTGCTTGCAGTTGTTCTGTTAACAGGATAGTTTGTGAATCCAGTTGCGCTACTCTGACCCATTCTAAATAAAAGTGTTCCTGAGGCAGCCCCAAAAATTACCCTATTAGCACCTGATCCACTTACGTTAGTTTTAATTTTAAGACCAGCAATAACATCGGCACTCGTAGACCCATAAAATGTGTAGATTGACGGTTTATAGTTTAATGTTAAATATCCGGAAGATCCGTTTGTTTCAATGTTATCGTTTACTGTAAATGTTGTTCCAGAAGCAGCTTTTGTGCCGTATCCGTTAAAGCTAAAATCTATATATAAATTATTCTCATTAGAAGTCTTAAATAAATGTAATGAGTTTAAGATAAAATAGTTACCGCTTGTTATTTGTGCGGATATAAAATTATCAACTAACGTTTTTCGTCCTGAAGATAAGTCATCATAATGCGCAGTGATAACCGATCTACCCCATTTGGTATATGATGAATTTGTAAACCAACGGGCATACTGCGACCCTAGATTATTATTCATCGTTTGAGAGTAATGAATCTGATCGGCCTTATATGCGTTTGTAATAGGCCAATAAAATGCCGCGCTTGTTACTATATAAACGTCATCATAATCTATTGCCTGTTTTTTAATGTAAGTTCTAATATCATAGCCCCTTTGTTCGTACCAAGTAGTTCCCTCATCACCACCAGGAATGGTAACTAAAATAGGGACTCCTGGATAATCAGTTGTTAGCCGTGAAAACAAGCTATCAATACCTGTTTTTATATTTGCTATGGTATTAGCCGACCTTTGATCGTTAACACCCAATACCAGTAAAATACCTGATAACGTTTTCCCAGTAGCCGATTCTGCTGCTGTCACAGCCGATTGCATTGCAGCGTAAAGAGTTCCAGACGTGTACCAGTTATTAGTATCGCCATTAGGATAAAATTCAGAACCTCCACGACCTTCAGTAATAAGATAAACTGGTCTTCCGGTATTAGCCTTATAATCAGTTGCAAACTGTTGCCAGATAGAACCCTGAGTTGCGCTTGCAGTACCGTTTCCATTTGAAATACTTTGTGTAGTTATTTCATCCATTGAGGTTCCATTCCATCGGTATAGCGTATCTGATGCAACAGTAGGAATTGAGTCACTCCATCCGTCAGCATTGGAATCACCAATGACAACAAATAAATCTGAATTGTTATTGCCTCTATTAGCCGCCAACCACCAGAGTTTTTTATTTATGCTCATATTTTCTAATTCATCTTTACATCCATATAATCCAAGTAAACCTAAAAACGTGCGTCTTTTCATTATGCCTCCTGAACTACCGCGATAACATCCCACTTGGTATCCGTTACATTCCTGACACAGGCTATATAAAGCGTCTTGCTTATTACCGTTGTTGTTGGGAGGGTTACACCTAACGCCCTGAATTCGCTGCCATATCCTATTGTTTGAGCCGAGCCGTTATCTTTGATTCGATACACAAGCATCTGATCTTCTGTAGCTGTTCCTGTTGGGTTAGCCAATGTAAGGCCAACCGCTTGAGCAGTAATATGAACCGAATCGTCTGTACTTGCATTAGCGGTAACGGTGGCAGAACTGGTTACAGATTGTACCCTGTTTGCCATGTTTAATACACGACCATCAGCCCGCATGTATCCGATACACTTCCAATTACCACTACCAAGCGAAAGCATTATAGCCACATCTCCCGCAGCCGTGGTAATGTTCGCCCCGGTAGGAAGGATTAGAGAAGTTCCGTTATGGGTAAGGGTTAATACACCTGAGAAAGTAACCGTTCGTTTTGCTCCTGCCTGTACTGTTCCAAATGCGGTGATCGTGGTCGTTCCAGTTATCGTTAAACTGTTTCCGGTTGCGGCTGCTATGTTTGTTGTCCCAGCGCTGGCAATATCTGCACCCTGTGCAAGGTTTAACGTAACGCCTACAAAATTAAAAACTGATGCTGCGTAAGTACTGACAAGTGTGGCTATTCCTGTAAGTGCATTTAGTGCAAATTTGATAATTCCGGTCGTTTCATAGGCACCCATCTCAACACCCATATCACCGGATGAATCATAATCTCCTGGATATGTATAACCACCTCGGTCCACTGCCGAATCATAGACATCCATGTTAATAATACCTGCATCCATCTCAAATGAATGAAGCCTATCCCCTACTTCAACATAGGCATTCCATGCAGAAAGAGAAGTTAATCCTCCAAATGTAACCGGCTGCGCTCCATCAATAGCAACAGGGGCAGATAAGGTGCCGCCTAAATCTGCTGCCGTTCCGTTGGCGGTAGTTGCGTTGCCATCGGTTAACGCTGCGCCAGTAAACAATGAACTTGCGGCTTTCTTATTTACTCCTCCTTGTACAATAGGAATTTCAGCACCGGTTAAATCCGATGCTGCCGTCATGTTACTTATCTTGGTACTGGCCATTTATAGAAATTTATTTGTTAACCATGCAATCAATCCCCCCATTAAACCACCTCCGATAGTTGCTAGTCTGCCATAAGCTTTCCACATTCCTTCATCTTTGGCCTGATGGGTATTTAGTTTTCTTACGTCTTCCTCAAGATTATTAACTCTCTTATTTACATCTGTGGTATCAGCAACAAAGGCGTCAATCTTGTTTTCAAGATGTAGGAATTTTTCATCAAGCCATTTCTTAAAATACTCTTCCTGTATCATTACCAGTTCAATGCAAAAGTTGCAGTCCCTTTCATTCTTATTTCCTCGCTAACAGGGTTGAAGGTGATGAAAAACTTATCTTGCTGCCCTGCGGTAGAGTTTGTCCACGTAGTATGCGTAACCCCCTGATCAATGATCGGTGTCATAACCGGATCCTGATCCGCTACCCCCATCTGTAAAGAACCTGAGCGCAACGTAATAGCAAGCGTTAACGGTTCAGTTGATTTATAACTTCCCTTTATAGTGAAGCCAGTTTCAGTCGTTGTGCTGGTGATGGTTACCCCGTTTGAATATGCTGTTGGTTGTGCCATGTCATTCGTTTGTTATGATTGACTTATTTACTTTAACTAATGAATCGCTTCTCTTATCGATTGCTGAAATAGCAAATGAAAATCCGTTGTTACATTTACTTTCATACAATGGAAACTTATTTGAGTCCCTGATCTGTTGCTCTTTCAGATAGTTTATCATCCGGTTCTTATATCTTACTGAAGCCTCATAGACATTCTTTTCTAATGAGTATAATTTTACATCAGATAGCACACTTGAATTTTCATCATTGAATTCTCTTATCCCTGTAGGTGTGGCATCTGAGTTGGCAAACTTCAGGTAATAAAAATAGGTCTGCCACGCTAAATAATCCTTGATGTAATTATCATACAACGTGGAATTATCACCCGAAAAAGTAGGGTAAGCGCTTTCTATTTCTTCATAGAACTCACGCCCTAAAATCTGTTCTAACTCCTGTTGAGCCATGAACAGCACCATATTGTATTTTTTATCATCGGTATTCAATGACAAAAAACAGGCTGTATTAAGATAGGTTAAATCAAGTATCGCTGTCATCTTCTTCCGGTGTTACTAGCCATGCGTTAAGTTCTTCATCGGTGAATCCAAAAGAGGAAAGTATCTGTTTGGCTTGTTCATACGTCAACCCCTTTGTATTAGTAGGATCAACTTTTGAAATATTATACCTACTAACTATCTTTTGAATTCTATTTAATTCTTCAATTTTCAGATTCTTTAAAGCATCGCTACCGGTTTGTTTGGGTGCTTCTAGTCCGGTCACAGGATCAATGACAGGAGCAACTACCGGAGCCGTTTCCCTGAATATCTTGATGTTAGAGAAGTTTTGTTTTATGTATTCCTGTTTTTCCTGATCGTTCATCCACTCCCAAACTTTATCATTTATTTCTACTTCCTGGGTGGTAGGGGTATAATTCAAAATCTTTACTTTCTCCTGTACCGGAGTTTCAAGGTTAGGCAATAGGACGTTATTATAATACATTTCAAGTTGTGACCTGAAGTAAGCCGTGCGGGATTGCATCAACTCGATAGCCTTTTTAAAAGATTCACCATCAGAACCCAAAGAACTGGCCTGCTGTGGCAAATTAGCCAGGATCGCGGGCGTGCTGGTAGAAATAGTAATACCCCGGATAATGTCGTTAAACGTGCCCTGAAGCAGGTCTGAATTGGTATTGGTAGGGAAAGCCTGAATCTTTGCGGCCTGATCCTGATTCAATGACCATAAAACCATAGCCGTGCCAGCTTTCCTTGCCCCTGAGAAGCTTTCAGACATCATATCATTGAACTCATCACCAACGGTCTTAGTCGATTGTGTGCGTTTTACGCCATCGTCTCCAGTGACGGTTTCCTGAAAGGCAGGATTAGTAGACCATGCCGATGGGTCGCCTATCACGTTCATCAGCACGCTTTGAAAAAATCCGTTCTCTAAATTCTCATCGTGAAACTGTTGCAGCTTGCCATCTGCCTTAATCCATTTCTCCCCGCTCCAATATTTAGGCATCGGGTAGAAGCGGTAGATAGGTGAAGTAGTGCCAAAGTAGTAAACCGTACCCGGAAACTCTTGTTTCATTTCCTTCATATACCCCTCGACATTTTCATCATGCAAAGGGTAGGTTTTCGTAAAGTCCTGATTAAATTCCTGAGTACCCCAGAAAGGATTATATTTTACGTAACTTATATTAGGGTCTTTGTCGTCCTGTGGTTTAACAAAACGCAGGTTCTCGATAGCGATGTAATAGGCGTTTGTGATCCTACCTTTAGCGTTGAACTTATGATTTACCGCGAACCCATCCAGGTAGGCGCAAATGTCCGCTAACTGATAGTGAAGGTCTAAAAGCGTTTGCCCTTTTTTATTAATGACTAGTTTTTCAAGATTCTTATTTGAAAACCCCGCCCCCTTGATAAAGTCGGCTTTTATATTAAGGCAAGAAGTGGTAACCGGACTTTCAGAAACCGCCTTTATGATTTCTAACGGCAGCGCGTCCTTTTCACCCCAAATGATGGTATTTTCATCAAATCGCTTGGATGCGTTTGTGGTCTCCGATCGTTGTAATGACTGGGGCTTTAAATGAAAAGCCGTAGGACTCGGCCCCGTACTTTTCCTCGTCTTTGGTCTTCTCACATTGCAAAAATACCTTACAATGAAGGTAAATAATTATTTAGTGCGGTATGGCTTCACCACTTTTTTAGCGGACATTCCTCATCATATACACGCGACTTCATAGGAATAGGACACCCACATTCACCGCAAACAAATAACTTCCTTGACTGGCAAACCTTACAGATAGCCCGTCTTTTTTTTGCCTGTACGGAATCCCAGAAGATCAGAAACAAAACCCATCCCGTAAGAATATGTTTAATTTTTTTCATAGGTAAGTGCAGTGAGACAAAAGAAAAACTAAAGCCCCACCGCACCCGGACAAATTACAGTATTGCAGGATAAGCGATATGGTGAGTCAATACAGACTCAGGAAATATCGCAGGAAACCAATCACTGAATTTCTGATAAGCAATCGACAACTCAATGTCATCACTTTTCATTGGGTCATCCTTATGGAGTTGCTTATACCTCTCCACATCGGTTTTAGTTACTACAACCAATCTGTAGTCTTTGTATTCAACCTCTCCGGTTGTGAATACGAATGAAGTTAGAAATAACTTTTTCATTCTTTATTTTGTTTGGAGTAACGCCATCCCGCGCTTTAGTTTAATTTTTTTCATACTTCCTGCACCTCATATAATATTCAAACCATTCCTTAATACGCCTTTCATCTGTGTAGTTATAGTGACTTCCTAATCCTAGTTGTTTGTTAATATACCCCATGCGTTTACGATACTTAGCATGGCGTTGGACTAACCTTTCCGGCCCACCGATGGCGCGATAGTGAAATAAGGTAAGCGTCTCTTTAGAATAAACTACTATCCCTTTCGGATCGCAGGAATGCGCACCGTAAGAATAATTTATATCCGTGATATGCTTCGGGGAAAAGATGACCGACTTAGAATAATTTTCGTCATCAATGCCGGTTAGAATTTCTGAAAATGTTTCACGTGGAAAGTCATGTGAATAGATATTAAATCCACTGGTTTTAAAGATGGTGCAATCAAATTCAGTAGGTGGTTCCAGTATCTCATCAGCATCGACAATAATCACAAAATCGGCTTTTGATTTCTTCCATGCCCGGTTTTTAATCTTCAGGTATTCCGCGTCATTCAGTTCACCATTGCGCCCAAAGGTCATGACCTCAGCGCCTAAAGACTTCGCTATCTCTGGGGTGCCATCATCTGAAAAGTTATCGTATAAGGTAACCTTTGAACAAAAGGACTGATAGTGTTTTATGGTCAGCCCTATAATATCCTTTTCATTCCAGGCTATTACAATGCATTCAATATCCGCTTTTTGCATCCTTCGTAAGTAAACATTTTCCAAACTTCTGACAATCTTTTCTGCTTATACGCGATTTCTTCCGGTGAAATGTCATGTAAAGTTTTATCGATATTCTTTACATGATGAGGTTCAACGAAAACACCATAGTCGAACGGTTCCCCATGTGGGAACATTGGCTTATCTGAAATATAAACAGGTATCGATCCAAACTGCACCGCCTCCGCTAACCTGAAAGAAGTTACCCCATAGCCACGCGGGGCCAGCGTAAACACAGAACGTGATAGATTAAAGCAGTAGTCCTGAATAGGGATTGAAAAAGTATTCACAAGATAACCGGCTTTCTTGATGTATGGCAATAAATCTTTCCTGATCTGGTGGGTTAACCCTCCCATGAAGTTACAAAATATATCGCGGTTAGTGGTGAAGGAATACGGGTGAGGCTGACAGATTAACGGTAGCGGGTAATCGTAATGTCCTCCACCCATGCCGAAGACTTTTATGTCCAATCCTGAAAGGTCGTTTAAAATCCCGTCATCATATTGGACGACCGTAAAATATTTTTTAGACTTGTCTAAACTATCAATGAAAGATTGTAGTTCGGCAAGTTTGCGTTTGTCGTTACCGTAGTTGTGGTTGACGTAGTAGGAAGTCCAGAAGATTGGAAGGTACTCATAATTCTTTTCAATAACATATTTAAACGCGTTAGGTATGCTATCATGAACCGGTTGTGCAACACCGTAAAACCACTCTTCAAAAATCAAATGGTTATTAGGCGGGTAATCTACCCTAATGTGTGGTCTAAATTGTTCAGGTACTTGTATCATCTTGTAAAAATTGCGTCACCCCATCCCCATTGATCAAAAATCCTTTGTTCTCTTTTTGTGAATCCAAATCTTGAAAGATACTTTTCAATCTCAGGAAGTAAAGCACATTCTTTGTAAACTTCTTTAGTATTCACTTCAAGGTAAACTTTATTAAACTGGTTAATCCGTTCGCCAAGGCCAAGCAAAGCCAGCATCTCTGCGCCCTGTATGTCCATGACAAGCATATCCAACCCGTTACCAAAGTCTATTATTTCACTATTATCTAAAAGCGTGTCTAACCTGGTCGTGATCATCTTATGTTCTTTGACATAATGAACTTCAGGGTGAGCGGTCTTATGCGTTCCTAACTCAAGGAAAGAACTACTTTGCCCCTCGTTGTTAGATTCATAGAAAGTTACTTCCTGATTATCGGTATCGCTAACACAGGCCTTCACTGCGATCTGGTTAGGGTACTTTGAAATGTTCCAAAGTAGTTTATCATAAACCTCCGGAAGCGCTTCTATCCACACAACCGACTTTATCAAAGTATTGTGATAAGTTTCGGCCTCCTGCCCTGAGTTGGCTCCTACGTGCAATATTCCGTTAGGCTTGCCGTATTTGGTTACTATCCTGTTGAAATCTATTAGCATACTTTCGATTTTAACCATTCATACGTCTTAGCAATACCATCAGAAAGAAACGCGGACGGCTTCCATCCTAATTTTTCAAAGATCAAAGTGTTATCAGAATTACGCCCCCTTACCCCTTGTGGCCCGTCAATGTGTTTCAAGGTTATTTCTTTCCCTGCAACTTTGGCAATCATGTAAGCAAGATCATTAATACTGATTAGTTCATCTGAGCCAATATTTACCGGACCGGTAAAATCTGACTGCATCAATCGCCTCACCCCTTCGATACATTCATCGATATAGAGAAAACTCCGGGTCTGCTCCCCATCTCCCCAAATCTCAACTTCACCATTCGATAACGCCACCTTACGACACAACGCAGCCGGAGCTTTCTCTTTACCTCCATGATAAGTTCCTTCAGGCCCAAAGATATTATGAAATCTTGCAATCCTTACATTCAATCCGTAGTTTCTTGCATAGGCTAAGTAAAGCCTTTCAGAAAATAGTTTTTCCCAACCATACTCTGAGTCAGGGTTAGCCGGGTAAGCATCTGACTCTTTTAGAGAATTTGAATACATCCAATCTGGCCCCGTAATAGTATTTTGCTTTTCCTGTGGATACATACAGGCACTTGATGAATAGAATAGTTTCTTTACACCGTACTTAACAGCCCACTCCGCTACGTTCAAATTAATCGTTGCGCTGTTGTGCATTACGTCAGCGTCATGTTCCCCTGTGAAAATATAACCAGCCCCGCCCATATCAGCCGCAAACTGATATACTTCATCAAATGGTCTATTGTAAGAATATGGAATTTGTAAGTAGCTAAAGTTAAGTCTGTAGTCATGAATATCAAAATCCAATCTCATAACAGCCTCTACATTCCTATTATCTCTAAGATCATAAATTAAAAACTCATCAGCTTGCGTTTCTGAGAACTCAGGATACTTTAAATCAACTCCGCGCACCCAATAGCCTTCTGACTTCAATCGGTTGACCATGTGAGAACCTATGAACCCACCAGCACCTAAAACTAATGCGGTTTTCATACCTCGTAAATATTAGTTATGATCAGTTTAAAATTCTCCTTCTTAAGCGACTCGTAAGCCTTCTGTAAGTTCTCAGATTCAATTAAAACAGTACCCTTGTCGTAGAGAACGGAGTGCGTTAACCTCCACAACTCGAAACTGATTAACCACTTTCTAAGCGGCTGTTTAGGCTCAAATTTTTTACTTTCTGATTTCATCGCATTGATTTTAATTTCATCATAACGGTATTGAATAAGTTACCCGTCTTCCTTACGTGCTGGGTATAGTGGCTTCTTTCCTCTTTTGGAGAATGGACTATCCTGTGCATATACTCCAAGCCATTAACAACATGAATTCCCCTCCCAGATTCTAGCCACCTATAATTTTGATAAATGGTGTCAGCCGTCCACGGTTCGATACTTCCATCCCAAACCGCCAGATAGCTATCACGATGGACAAAGTAATTCATGGTATTAATCAAGCAATCAAATCGTTCATACCGTGTTAATTTCGCTACCGTGTTTTTAGTTATCACCTGACCGGCAAAGTGTCTGTAATCAAAACTGACAACGTAATCCGGGGCCATGATTACATTAGGATTCCACTCATGTTCAAAGATTTTATCTATGTATTCTTTGGTCATCACGTTATCAGAATCAAAGATAATTACATAGTCATTCTTAGCCTGTGCGATAGCCTCCCGTTTGTTCTGGTAGCAACCTATGTTCTTTCTATTCCGAAATAGCTTTACTTTCTCTATCCCCTCCGTTAATTTCTTAACCTTTTGATAAAAGCGATCTTCGGAAGCATCGTCTACGATCACGATTTCACTAACCCGATCATCATCAATAACCTGCGCGAAGGATTCTAAAAGCATCCTGTCACGGTTATGGTTAGTAAGGCAAAGGCTTAAAGTTCTGTCCACCATACATTACCATCTTCAACGTGAACATCATTAAACCAATAGTCTACCGCCTGCTTAATCCCTGGATAGCTTTCATGACCGTAATCATGACCGCTAATCATTCCACCTTTTCGGATGAGACTTTTATAAAGGTAAATGTCTGTGAATAAATCCTCATAACGATGACGGGCATCAATAAAAGCAAAATCTAAAATTATATTATTAGCATAGAAATAAGAAAAGGCCGCATGGGATGAAAGGCGTAAAAATACAGACCTGTTGCCAAATAGCTTCCTTAACCTGGTTTGAGCAAATCCATTCAGTTCCTCATATTCTTTTTGTGTAAAGTTCTTACCATTTGGAAGAGTATACCCATCTGTATTATCGTGTTCAAGTGTATAAGGGTCAACTGAATAAAGAGTATTGATAAAACTATTTTTAAGGATAGCTTCAGAATGTCCACCATAGGCAACGCCTAACTCTGCGCCAATCCTGAATTTTTTTTCATTTATGAGTTTAGGCAAAACATGGTAGTAGGCTTTACCCCATCCATCCTCCGCACCTTTACTCATTTCTACAAGGTCATCGTAAATAGCCATCTTAACTTTATTAAAGTAATAATTAGAACCCTTTTTGATTATCATCTACCCATTTGCCGTTTTGTTGTTTCCAGTTACGGAACTCTATTTCAATCCATCCTTCCGGGATTAGATCAATGCAGTCGTGTTTAACTCCCGCGTCCGGCCCAAACCACTGCCCCGCTTTATGCGATGGACTTATTACGATCTTATCAGGATTCTTATTCAACCACGCACCCCACCAGCTAAATGAACTGTTAGCGATGATATTATGACCACAGGAAGCCATAAAACATAAATCTTTCCATTCGTTAAGTTCACTGAATTCATGATGATAATCAGGTGCAACTCTTTTAGCAGCCTGTTTGCACCATTCAATATCATCTGAAAACCAAAGTAATTTCAGTCTTCCGACTTTATCGTACAACTCATCTAATGCTCTATCAAGGTATAAATCAGTAACAGGCGGAAAATTAGTTGCATGGTTAACGTAATCACCCCTGCGAACATGAATAGAACAGTAATCTTCAAAGCCACCGATATAATCAATATTAATAGCCTTACGTACCTCATCGGCAGCGTGTTTAAAATATTTCTCCGACTGCCAGAAGCCTACTAATTCGCACCCGTTAGGATGGAAGGGGATTTCGTGATAGTTAAATTCAAATCCTGCCCATTGATGTTGAAACTCTGTGTAGGGCTTAAAAAATGAATTACAAGATGGGAGATGTGGTAAGAACCTATCAACCTGGTTTACATTAAATCCGCGCTCCTTATATCCTTTCTTTACTCCCCATCCCACGTTATACTTTTTGGCGTAACCGATGGCGGCAGCTATCTGAAATGCATTATTCCCTAAACGGCCAATGAAACGTGGTCGGATTAGTTGTTTCATATTAAATTGAAAACACCAGCATAATACAATATCAAGTAGTTACATATCACAACAATTATTGAAGCTACTATACCAGCTGATTTATCATGATTTGTTTCTTTTGAATATATCTCTTTAGTGATTGAATATACCAGTTTAATTAATGGTGATAATATTATTATCCATATACAGATAGATTGCATCATAGTGGTATTACTTTAAAGTTTTTATCATTCAACCAAATACTAAACAATCTTTCTAAAACGAATGGCGCGATAGGCCAATCTTGCCGTCCGCTTTTCTTTTGGTACTCCAATACCTCAGCCCCCGTCTTCCGCGTGCGGTATCCACTATCCGCGAAATAAACAGGCCTATCCCTAATGTAATCCAGTACAGGAATGAGGCAATTAGTACAATAATCCAGAAAAATATCACCACGAGCAATAAAATGATTCTCATAGACAGCGTGTTTAACTACGTTAGGAACCTTGATAAAACTACGAAGGTCTGCGATCGCATTATCCCACGCAGCGCCATGCCAGTGAGAAGCCATACCCATAACATTGTGCGAAGGACTGCGGGGTGTAAGTATTGCAATATCAAAGTCAGCATTTAGAATCTTTTCTTCTGTCAGTGTCTTGTCCGTAAGCCGGAACATGTCGCCCCGTTTTTTTCTTAGCCTCCATGAACATACGGAAATAAAATCAGCGTTACACTTTGGTACAAGGTCAGCAATGACTTGGTTTTCAAAGTACGGAGTAAGAACCTCGTTAAAGTAAGGTATCGCGAAATCGTACATCTCCGTCTTCTGTTCATCTTTAAAATAGATTTGATAGAACGCTAATTTTTTTCTATCCATTCTTTTACTTTCTTAAAGCACATCCCGCAGGTAGGGCGCAATTTAGAACCGGATGCCATATTATATTCATCAAATGCTTTTTGCCACCAGTATTCATTACGGTAGCGGTTCCATAGTCCGGCAGCCTGTAACCCTGTCTTGAGTTCTTCCTTAGACATACGTAAAGATTGTAATTAATTTTGACTTCTACCCCCGAATTCGTCAAAAAATTCGTTTGCCACATCCATAGCCAAAGTAAGCCTATTATCTGAAGTGATGGCTGCAGCGGTCATTTCTTGAATGAAGATCAGGAATTTGCATCTAAGGAAATGTTAGAAAAGTTTGATGTTTCACCTTTAAGAATAGCGAAGTAAAAAACCCTCAAATTAGAGCGCAATGGCTACAAAAAATGAAAGTAATAAAGGGGATAGTAAGGGGGGAAAGTCCTTTAAAGTAAACCCTAAAGATTTAGAGAGGGAATTGATTGCTTCAAAAGTAAAAGAAGGAAAGCGGGGATATAGAACCCAGCTTTATGAATTAGCCTCTCAAAGAATTGATTTTAAATCCTCCACATTTTACAGGCTTTTAGAAAAGTTTGTAAAAAATTTAAAATAGTTTTTCTCACCCTCGATAGCTGGGAATACACTCTTGTTCCTTTGGGGACATGGAGACACAAGCAAAGGAGTTTTTAAACATTCATGAAGCCAGAGCCTTTTTAGGCGTTAGTCGATCCTTTCTTTATAAGTTAAAGGATAGCAAGCTCCCGGCTTATGCGCTGGGAAAGAAGACTTATTTCAAAAAGTCTGATTTAGAAAATCTATTTAAACCAAAATGACAAACAAAAACCCGGTAGAGGTTCAAGCTACCGGGCTAAAAATCGATTAATACTAACCTTGTGAACTATCATTTCTTCAATTTCTTAAACTGAAATATCAACGTGACCACCATCAACGTAAAAAAGATAAACACAAATAGCCATTCACCAACCATCATAAAAAACAATAGCCTGCCATTTCTGACAGGCTATCTTTTAAATAAACCCTAAACACTAAAGTTCAAATGACTCAATGTAATCAAGTGTCTGCTGATAGGTAGCCAGCGCAAAACGTAACGGTCTGGTTTTCTCCTGTCCACTTAATGTGATTGTATCTCTGTTATCACTATCACCAGTTTCTCCTGAAGTCTGAGTGCCTGTCTCGAGCGAAAGCCCGTTTCCGGCCCCTAAGATATAAAAGTTCTGGTTGTTATCCTCGACAAAGATGATAATATCTTCGCCCAGTGCCAAATCCTGTAACACAACGTCATCCGCAGTAGACCCGCTTAGTACCTTTGCGTTAAAAGATTGCTTGAAAGAAATGTTTCCCCCTGTTGCCCGCTGTGTCTCAGTAGTAAACGAATGGCTGAATTTATTCCCATCAAAGCGCTGAAATCCTCCATAACTTCCGAAGTCAAGCGTGCTGATGTCAGCCGTTTGAGCCAGGGAAATCTGAGTATCTAGCATAGACTTATAGGTTACCCAAAAAGTCCTGCCAAGACCGCCCACGCGAAGTAAATCCGCGCAGTCGGTCGATAGTCCATTTTCAATTTGACAAGATGCCATTAGTAAGCGATGGTTTGAAGATCACAGTGCAAATAATTGTAACCGAATTTCATGTTACCCTCGAAGTAGTACTTGCGATCCTTACGATCGAAGAACCCTTCTACCTTGTTTAGGTCAGCGCCATTTTCAACACCTAAGATGTGGTTCTGCTTAGTGGTGTAAAGAATCAGGTGCTTTGAAGTAGCTGCCAGCGGGTTAGTGCTGTCATCTAACAGCGTATCCCAATAACGGATAGGCATAACTTCAACTCCTTTGAAAGTTAAATTAGTCATTCCCTTCTGCTGGTTGGCAAAAGCTGCCTCCGTAACTGCTCCTGTTCCTACAAGTGAATTGTAGTAGTTGTCATAGATTGACCCGGTAACATAGAATTTCTTCTGTGAGTTAGGTACTTGCTTCAACAGGTTGTTAGACTGAATGTGAACAGATTCCAGGGCTGCGATAGCTTCACCGGCTGATAGGTCAGCGGTTCCTAAAGAAGTACCTGACGCACGTCTTACGCAGTAGTTTGAAGCGCCTGAAGTATCGATCAAACGAGTCCAAAGACCGTCAATGGTATTCCAGTCTGCGGAACTTGAAGCCTGATCACCGAAAGACACACGTCTGAAAACATCGCGTCTCAAGGCGTCCTGAATCAACTGTGTGATGATAGACGCAACCGGAGTACCTGAAGGGTCAAATTCCTGAATACCATTCTTAAGGAATTCCTGAGCAAGGAAGTTATAAGACTCTGCCAATTGGTTGGTAAAGTCATCCTTGCACCACTCTAACCCGATCTCAAACTCTTCAGTCTGTACGGTAGTGTTGGTGATGTCCTGAGTTCCTGAAAATACGCGGGTACAACCGGTATAAGGTTTCAGAATTTTTGACAGTTGAGTAAGCAAGTTGTATTGCTTCTTAAATTTAATACCCTGATCGATGGTGAAGATGTCCGACAATGCGGGCGTGTCTTCAGTGGGCTTGAAAGAAATATCCGTGGACAGAATGCCAGGATAAGTATAGTTAAAATTGGTTTCTAATGCTGATGCCATTGTTTTACTTGATTAAATGTGAAAGGCCCATTTTGGCAAAGAGTTCTTTTTTAATCTCTGCGTCTGAGTCTGTGTTAACCACGCTTACCGGGGTGCGGTCAAATTTTGCCCCTGCCGCTGGTGCGTTGTCGTCACCTACGGTCTTTTTCTTCAATTCGCCAAGCGCCTGTACGGCCTTAGTAGCGATTTCCGTTGCGGCTTCTGCTTCTGCTTTTGCCTGCGTTGCCGATGCCTTCAAAGCATCTAATTCAGCTTGCAAAGCAGATAGTTTGGCCGCCATATCGGGTTCTTTCTTATCTTCCATTGGAGGTTCTACCGGTTCCGGCATGACTTCCTTAACTTCTACAATTGCCCCCGTTTCATCGATTACAATCACGCGGCCATCCTGTAATGGATATTCGCCAGCAGGCAATGATGCTGCTTTGGGTTCGGGTTGTACCGGTGCCGCCTCAATCCCTTTCTCAGGAGCTACTTCGGCTTTCGGTGTAATGCCAAGGCTTTCTGCAATGGCGTTCATCTTGCTTTTCAATTCGTCAAATATTGACTGGGTATCTTTTACTTCTTCCATGATTTTAGTTTTACCTATTGCGACCATTTTCAGGGGGTCTATTGCCCTGTCTGCGAATCCAAATTGAACGGCTTGATCTGCGTTCATGCTGGTTTCCTTCTTCATCATTTCCTTTATCTGATCTACCGGGATGCGTGTTTTCATGGAGTAGACCGTTGCCATATCATTTTCAATATTTCTAAGTTCACTGGCTCCGTTAAGCATCTTGTCGGCATCGCCTTCAAGACCTGCGAAAGGGTTGTGAATCATGAATACTGATGGCTTGCGTATCTCTACCGTGTCACCGGCTAAAGCAATAAAGGTCGCGATGCTTTGGGCTTCGCCTTCGATTATCGTTTTGATTTTCTTGCCTGAGGATTTTAAAAGATGGTAGGTGTTATATCCTGAATAAACAGAACCGCCCGGACTTTGAATATGTAAAATGATGGTGTCGGCCTGTGCGTTGGCCTGCAATTGCCGCTTAACTTCTAAGTGGTAATTTTCTGTTATTACACCATCAATCCAGATATGTCCTTCCATCACAACAAAATTATATAAGGATGAAAGGACTAAGCCTAAATGGTGAAGTTCGGCTTCACTACTTTTTGGAAAGGATGTCTATTACCTGTCTTTTAGAGATAGAGAATTTTATAGCTATCTGTTGAAGGGTTAACCCATTTTCGCGGGCCTTAAAGATTTCATAATTACGCGACACCATGACGCACGTATTAGAATTATTCTTTCTCACAAACTCCTCAAGGCTGGAATATTTCATGCTGTTACAAGGGATTCTTTAAACTGAATTTGATTATCCAACTCCGTGGCCTCTTTCCATGAAGCTACTACAGTCATGTTCTGCTGTTTCCCGAAAGCACTCTTTATGGGTAGTGTCTGCGTTCCAGTGACTATGCCGCCATCAGAATAACCTCGTAATGTAGGACGCATCGAATTAACGGCCTGCGCCCCACCCATCAAAGCAACGTCACGCTGATTAAATACTACTTCCCCTTTGTGGACTATCCCAGCTGGTTCATATTTACCTCCCGGTCCGGTGTATCCACCTTCTGAGAAGCCGGCAATTTTAGCAATATTGGCTAATCCCAATGCAATAGTTGTAGCCGCTAATATAGGGCCAAACAGTGGGCCAGCGCCAACCGGTGGCGGAGCAAGTGCCGCAGATGCAGCCCTATACGTATCAATTGAGGCCTGTGAAATTGCTAATGTTTTATAGGCTGCTGATTCTTCACTCAACAAACCTTTTATCATCCCTAAAGTAGTTGACGCATTTGCCAGCTTTTGCTGCTGTAATAACATGTCAGTTTTAGCATTCTCTTTTCTTTCTTTGGTTTGTTCTTCTCCCTTATCAATTGTAGTCTGTATAGACTGACCAGTACTGATATGGCCTTGAATCTTTATTGGTGTTTGTTGTATCTCCGTTTCTGTTTGCTGCGCTAATCTTTCATTTACCTGCGCTAATTGTTCCTTAAGTCTTATCTCTTCGGAGATGGCCAATTGATTTTTCTCCTGTTGTTTTGCTTCTGCATCTCTTATTTTTTCAAGTTCTTTCTGAAACTTTAAAGTCGCCTGGCTAGCCTGTGCTTCCGCGTTTATTCTTGCTGCTGTAGCTTCAGCCCATTGTTTTTGCGCTTCCGTATCTTGCCCACGTTGGCGATAGTTTTCTGCTGCCAATGTTTCGCGCAACTTCGCTAGTCTTACTTCGCTTGCACTTAATTCTTTCTCTAAGTTGATAGCCTGTTGGATAGTTTTTTTCTTTGCTTCACCATCCTGCGATATGGCTTCTTCTCTTAATTCAGCTACCTTTTTAGATGTTTCAGCCCGTTGAATTATAAGAGAACGTTCTTGGACTGCAATCTGCTTTTCTGTTTCATAGAATTTCTTTGCGCTTTCATCTACTTCATTAAAAAAATCTTTTATTATCTGAGTGTTTATACCTAAGAATTTGGCCATATTATCAAATCCTTTGGCAGCTATTTCTATCCCTTTAGCTAATCCATCAAATACTTTTTCACCCAAATATTCTACCACGTCCATAAACTTTTCAAAGATCGTAGTGCCTATCTGGATTATCTTATTTAATCTATTCTGGCCTTCTTCAGAACCCTTGAAATAAGAAGTTAAAGCCGCAACAGACAAACCTATTGCGCCAATAACTGCCCCTAGTGGAGTAGCTATAAAAGCTTTGCTTGCTGTGGTGGCCATCCCTATTCCACCCTGTAATTGAGCGAACCCTGGCACGATGGCAGACAAAGAAGAGGACGCATTTTTCATGCTTTCCTGTATTCCTTTATTGCTTTCTATGAGTTTGTCGAATTGTGTCTTTACACCCGTTACAGATTTTTGAACTGTGTTGTAGGTGTTATTCTGCTTCTTTAATATACCTTCAAGTCTTACACTTTCAGAAGCATATTCATCTAATGTAATGTTTCCCTCCTTATAGGCTTTATTAAGTTCCTGCTGTTCTTTTTTCAGTCCTATGATAGACTTTTTAGTCTTTTCGAGTTCCGATATAGCATCTCCCTGCTCTACCTGGAAGTCCAAAATGATAGTTTCTTTCTGCTCTGCCATCACACTTCAGTTAAAATGTTGTCCCCTGTCTCCATCAATACGTTACCTGAATCCTCCATTAAAATCACCTCCTCTGCGCTAGGTGACACCGCCGCGGTCACAATTGCCGGCCCGATTGTATCCACACATAACATGTCTACTCTTACAGGATTCTTAGCGTCTTTATAGTTCTGAATACTTTCAACAAAATAGTATCCCTGTAAATCTTTGTGATTTAAGTAAACCAGTTTATCAAAGTTATACGCCTGAAAGACGCTAACAGGTAGCAACATTTTAGCCCTTAACTTTGGATTACCTAAGATACGTTTTATCTTTTGAAAATGCGATGTCTCTAAAGTGATGTCCTTATACCCATCTATGTCGATGTCGCTGATTTGCAAAGAGTCTTTAAGCCCATTTACGGCCGCGCCAATCTGTACAGGTAACTTAGGTTTGGCAAAATAACAGAAGTGTATCCGCGTGTATTCAGTATGGTTTATTTGTATCGCTGCCATTACCCTTCAACTATGGTTACTTTAAAATCATCCGTGGACAACGTAGTAAGGTAAGTATAAGACACCGCCACCGAATTCCCGGCTGTGATTATTTCAGTATGCTCACTGGCTCCCCCGTTTCTACTCCAATCTATCGTTACCACATCCTCAGCCAAACCAGTACGGGTTACATAAGCCTGAACGTCATCAAGGAATAACAGCTTACTTATTTCAATCTCCGTTCCTATTGTGGTTATGCTGCGGCTATAAAGTGAATTTGAAAATAATACCTGAAATACTTCGGGATCAGCTGAAGCGATGGTCGTATCTACCTGTATGTCATGTCTAGCTACTCCCGATCCTCCTTCATCGCCTGATCCTAAATTGCTCAAACTGAAATTAGGATTGTTTAATAGTATCCTATTACTACCACTCACGTAACTAAGGCGCTGTTTGTAAAACGTGCCGGAACTGTCACCCCTGAAACTCATCCCTTTACAGGTAACTATTGTCGCACTTGTTGTCGCTACAACCATATAACCCGAATAGATAGAATTATCATCAACGAATCTAAGCACTTCCAAAAGTGTCATATCAAATCCTGATCCGTTAAATGTAGCTATCCCTGTGTTATCAGTGACAGAAGTATAGGTCAGAGGGTCGCCTTCATCTTCAAGGGAAACAAGCCCTATGTAAGGTAAAAGATATTGCCCATATTTTATGGTCACTCGCGACTCACTAGCCTGAAATGGTGCTTCGTAGAGTTCATTATTAATATTCAGGTTTGAAGTAGTAACTAAATTACCCTCACCAAATCCGGGACTGTTAGCGGAATTGTAGTTTATTAACGATTGGTCCGTGGCTTCAGCTAATCTTAGGTAGTTGTTTGTTGCCTGCCTTTCGTCATAGAAATTGTCAAAGCCTACAAGATATTCGCTCCAATCTTCATGTTGGATGATCTTGTCGATGATGTTCATCGTTATCTTTTTTGAATGTTCATCATAGGAGACATAACACCCGAACCACATCACTACAAACTTGACCACATCCATACATTTCATTTGGATGAAGTCGTTAGGGAATACATACTCCGTCCCTGAACTACGGGGGATTAATTCTTTCGTCACCTCAATGGTGATAGATGAATTAAAGTCTACATCCGCAGTCGCACCACCTGAGTTAACCTTGATATAAATTTCAATGTCCTTATCTTTAACAGCTTGAAGTTGTAAGAAACTTACATTCGCTTCTACTCCTGAAAATACAATAGTCGTATCTAAAACGCCATCCACGTAAAGCGCGACTGTGTAATCCTGGTCTACTGTTGTCTTAATTAAGACATTTACATCAAAGAAATAGTTTGTATCACAAGTATAAGTACTGTTTACAAAATTCGTTGACGTGGAATAGGTTTCTGTAAAGGTGACCTTATAATACGTGTTTACTACGCTCAATGTTTGAGCTGTGGGCTTATACGCTATAATACTCCTGTCCCTGATGAATCTTTCATTCCTTGTAATCTCCCCTGAAGCCGGCCCGATGATCACTTTGTTATACCTTACATCGTTTAAGATATTTCCACTCAGGATAAACCCGGATTGCTGAAATATCTCTTTCATCAAATCTTTCAGATAAAAGAAAGGATAGAAGTCAACGAACTGATTTCCACTACCGTCAGTGATGGGAAGAGATGAAAATGTGCTGGTTGTCTTTTGGAAGTTATATGCAAAGTCAGCTAACGGGTAAACGATTCCGTCCGTTTTAGTGACGTTAGTTATCGCGGCTTCATCCCATGCAGTAGAATACCGGACAAGGTCTAAGTCGATTGTCTCTTCAACTAAGCTGCTGATCCAATTCGCATTACCTGAAATAAAAAATAAAGAAATGTTTTTTCCTATGCTTTGAATGATAAGGGAGCCGCGTGATATGTAGTTCCCATTTTTATACATATCCCAATTCTGCCGTATTACCTTGTCTATCTGGTTATTAGAATAGATTCCTAAAGCATCCCTGATAGATGAATTATTTGGTACGTCAAAGGTTATAGAGAAGTCGCCTTTTATTTTGGCGTTAAAAAAAGACGATACCTGACGGGTAATTAAAACGTCTTCAGGTACTACTATCTCTTTATCATCTTTCAGGAATGAGGTCATACGCTTTGGCTTGAAATCCGGTCAGTGTAGGTAATCGTGAATTCAATGCTGTATAGCTTATCCCCGTCTGAGTAGATTTGAAATGCCCCCGTGTCGACAAGAACATTTCTAAAAACGGGAGTGTTTTCTGTCCCGGTAACCAATTGAACCAAAGGAGATGTTTTAATATACTTGATTCCGTTGATCTCATCTATGCTTAAATTCTGTGACCTTACCAATATAGTGTTACTTGAAAGCCTTTCAGTTTCAAACCTCACCCTGTCAGAATTCCATGACGTAGGCCAATCTGTGAAGATGTTCTTTTCACTTGTCTTGGTTTCTTCGATGTCTATTCCATAATCCTTTTGTGCTGTGAACAGCCAGTAATCCATCCCTCCAAGGTAGTTCTTCCATGTCAGATAAATGTCCTGATTATTGCAGTCTGTATTGATAGAAATAGTTAGTTGTTCACTTTCACTAGAGCCTGACCATAAGTCCACAATGACAGAATCTTCCGTGCTTTCCTTTTGAATCTGAAGCCTGTAAACGCCCTCGTCCTCTGTTGGTAGGGTGTCGTAAACCGTACCTAGTAAAGTAGTCCCTGAATATAAGCGCCTTCTTACCTGAGTAAATGTATATTGGGTAGTATCTCGTAGGAAAGCCAGATCAAAGTAATATCCTTCAAATATAACCGGGGCCGGCATGGTAGTAAGGAACTTTTGCCCTGTACCAGTATAGGCTGTCATCACTCCACCGTAACCGTTTTTAAAAGGAAGTGAGGAGTTTACCGCGATGGCATAGTTTGCCAGGTCGGTAGTGTAGTCGCTTGTATAGGTTCCCAAGGTGTAGCCATCCAAAGAATAAGAATAGCTTTCCGCATACTCGATGTAGAATTCAGTAAAGGATTCTGTGTCGTTGTCATCGATGTTATTTTCAAGTATCCCGATGTCAGACTTTAGAATCTCATTAATATTTATCGGAACGATGTTTGATGAATTCGGTAGCCCGCTGATTGTAGATATTAACCGAAATGGTTTTGTCAACGTTAGCGCGTGTCCTGACCGAAGCCCGGCATATACGTTAACCGAAACAAAGTAATTCGCATAGTAATATTGGCAGTTCCCGAAAGTATTCCCGCCATCATATAGAAGATCTATCGTTATCTGGCTGTCACTGTAGACGTTGTAAATCTGGTAAACATCTTCCTCCCCATTGACGGTGATCTTCACCCACTCTAAAACCTGCACGCCTGTTTGAACATCTCCCGAAAGGGTTAGTTTGGTGTATCCGTTGTCATTAACGAAAGTATTAACCGTCCTGACGGTATCCACACTGTTAACCGGCCACTTGTCGGAAGTGAGTTTATACATTATAGGCAAATGCACGGCATTAAAACCGCTGGGCCTTGTGGTTACTGTGATTGCCATGTATTCTTAATCAGGTTGGTAAACTTTATCTTATAGTCCTTGCGGATTTCTTTTTTTATCTCATCGGCTAACCTTAGTACTTCGCTGGAATAAACATCACGGCCACCACGTTTAAATGTCTTGTCGCCTTCTTTCTGGATGGTCTTCGCTATTGCCCACGCGGCACTTTCTGGCTTATCCATGCCACGGGCGCGGGCGTAATCAGTAAGGTTGTCGATCATTTCAGAACTTGGCCCTTTCGTGGTTGGCTTAATACCGGTTTCAATTGCTGAAGTATACGGACGGGCTTTAATGACCAAGCGTGACACCTCGTTTTTTTCAGTCACTTCCGCCTGAACTGAGTTGATTGTTTTGCCGGTAGCGCGTACTTGCTCTAAAGCTTGCTTTATTTTAGTTACCCCTATTTGGGCATAGGCTTCCAATATTTTAGTAGCCGCTAACATAAATTAGTTGTATCGGGTGCAGTGAGCGTGAAAGATAAAACAACCCCGGTAAGGCAGTCAGCATTTTTTTTAACAAAACGTGTGCGACTTACAGAACTGAGAGTTACAAGTTTGTAACCTGACACCACTTGATTATAATATCGGATAAGCTGTTGGGCCATGTAATCGCAATCATCAACCAGTGCCTCATATTGCTCTTCAATGGAATCGGTAGCATCTTTTTTGGCTATGTGTATTTCGATAGCCCAGTCGTCAATAGGTAAAACAAGGTTGGCTAATTCGGTGGTAACGTCAATCTGTGCAATCCAGCACATGGGATAGGTGCGGTTTCGGTCTGAGTTCCACTCGGAGACGCGGCCCGATCCGTAGGTTACATCGGTAAGAAGGTCAATTCCTAATCCTAAAAAATTCCTCACCTCCTCACGCGTCATTTCTTATTCTTTAAGATTTCTACTAACCGCTTATCCGTCACACTTTTCCATGACAAAAATAACAAATTATGTTTGAATTCTGCTACAGTCCATGCAAGGAGCGCCTTTCTGTTAAATGGAGTTTCCTTTTCCATGAATAGTAACGTACGGTAAAAGCCAAACGTTTTATCCAGGCGGTCATAACCAGCTTCAACTTCTTCGGGGTCGAGTTTGGTTTGAGGAGATTTTTCAGCCCACTTTCGCTCAATGGCATTAACTTCATTAATGTAAAATTTCCCACAGCCAAGACCTCCCCGCATGGCGCATCCATAAAATAAGGCGCTATTCTTTCCGCTTCAGACCAATCATAAGGACTCACTGAGTAGATGGCACACATCCGGGTATATGCCGACAACGATTCTTTTGAGTTGTCTTTGATGCTTTTCGCCTGCAGTTTCAGGTCTTCAAACTGCCCTATCGTTTCCAATTCAAGGTTTTTAGGAATTTTGTATCCTAATATCTTGTCGGGGACTTTTGAAAGGTCTAACTCATTTCTTTCTACAAATCCAATAAGCGCGTTGATCTTATCGAAATTCGTGATTCGCGCTTTGCGAAGTGTTTCCGGGTCTATGCCGGTGAAGACAGACAGAATCTTTGCCCTGTCGTTGCCGGCTTCGCTTAACTCTAAAAACTGTCTGAATGTGACTTTATCCCACGAAACAGGTATTTCCCGGGTTACTTTTACTTTGTTTAGTTCGATTGTGATTTTCATCTATGAAAGGTTAAAATTGGTGCCGCTGGTTTATCATTTAGTTTAAGGCTGGCAAGGGCCAAAGAACATACGCAGTCATCGTGTAGGCCGTCCGGGGCGGAGTATTTTACACCCGTGCGCCCGTAGACAAATTCGAAAGATTCTAACTCGTCTTTCATCACTCCGTCCAAAACAGACACTTTGCCCGATTGGATAGAAGACGCAAGCCCTTCCATTAACTTCTGCTTTGATTGTGAGGTGAAATGATACTTTTCAACCCCGCCACATACTTTTTGAATGTCTTCCGCTATCGGGTCGCCAACACCGGTGGAGTCGATGTAAGTAGGCTTACTGCCTATAATTCGCTTTATCCTATCCTTTGTCTGACTCCAATCTGATTGCCACCGGTCAAAGAAAGAAACGTTACCATGCTGATCTAACCCGGTTACAACCGTCCAGTCCACGGACTTAGCCAAGTCAATACCATAGCATACTGTCGTACTGTTTGAAATAGGACTTATCGCCCTGCGGATGTGATCTACTCCAAAAGGATTAGCGGCATTATCTGAGAATAAAGCTAAATACTCCTGATTATAAGCAGCTTCCGGGAGTTCCCTTTTTGCGTCCTCAAGTTCGTTTTTATCGATATATGGGTTTGTGTGGGTGGGCATCTGCCACGACATCCAATTAGCCTCCCCTGATGATCCCTTTGAATATAGCTTGTAAAATCCATTCTTACCCCTGGGAGTAGACATTATCCATCCATCCCCTATCAAGTCGGTTAAGGTAGGTCGTATTGAGTTATTCCATGACTCCCAAAGTTCTTTTGCAAATGCGGCCTCATCCACTACCGCGCGTTTATATTTTCTTGACCGTCCCGCGTTAGGATTGTCAAGACTCCAAAACTCTATTATGCCCCCTGTTATCAATTCAATAAACTGGTTGTCATGTTTCCTTGAAACTATCGGTGTAAGGGCTAGTAATGCCTCACGGTAAGTTCCTTCGAGTAGTTTATAAGTTGGCGTGAAGTATCCCGCTGGGTATCCATCAATGGCGGTTTCTGATATTAAATTGATGGCTAGAACGGATTTACCCCACCTTCTGCCACAGTCCAAAACATTAAATCGCTTGGCTTCACGGATTACTTTTTCTTGGTTTTCATGGAGTTCCGGCAGTATTACTTCTTCTTTCATATTTTACAACTACCTCCATTTTACCCTCGGATTGCAAATCTAAGTTTTCAGTAGGTTTACCAAAAGCGTGTTCAAACACAAACTTAATAAGGGCTGGTTCTTGGCTTTCTAAAAGCGATTTTAAACCACCCTCAAGCGTTTGGTATTTTTCGAGTATTGCAGCCTTAGCCTTCTCCCTTGTTCTTTCCTCGTCAGCTATTGACTTCCTACCGGCCCCTGGTCTTACCCCTCCTCTGCTCATTTGATTTTTAGTTGATTAAACAAAAATAAGGGCTATTAATTGAAAATAACCCTTATTTTAAACAGAAAGCTTTCATACATCATCCGATTTTTTGCCCTATTCGGCTGGGGGTCTTTTGTGAGAACCATTCCAATCCTATGCAAATATAACTAATTTTTTAGTTCTGCAAGTTCCAATAGTTTTTCGGTAAGTTTCTTTTCCTCGCTCTTGAGTTTCCAAAATTGCTCTGGGTCGGCCTTTTCACGTATTGATTTCAGGTTTTGCCGTAACCGCTGGCGTTCCTGGTAGAGGGTGATGTATTCAGACATTCTTTTCTGATTTAAGCCTTTTCACTTCCTTTTTATAGTACTCTGTCATGACTTCGATTTCGACTTTACCCCTTTTGCAGACTTGCCTGCTTTTAAGGATAAGTTCGTCCCATGTGCCTTTACCGTACCTTTTTTCGACTTCTTCTTTGTAGATGGCTTGATTACCACCCTCAAAGCCGTTGCACTTCTTACATTGACTATGAACGTTCCTTTCGTCAAATTTGACACTTTTATGTTGACGTCCGATGCCATGACCCGCATCCATTTGCTTCCAGTGTTTTGTGATAGGACACGTAAAACATTTTCCTTTTCCTTCTCCGTTAGAATCTCGGAGTCGGATAAACTCGCTAAATACTTTCCAAAGTTTCGCATCGCTCATTTTTTACAGTGATAACATTCGTGTCCTTTCTCTTTGCCTATCGTTCTGTCATACCTAGGACGGTGACTAGAACAGGAAAATATAATCATTCCCAAAAGGAAAATTAAAAGTAGGGTTATTGGGATGACTCGTTTCATTTTATCGTTTCCTTAATAGCTAAATAAAGTACCGGCAACTTTTCAGGATTGACTCCCGATAGCACCTTAACCCAGTTACGGGCGTTCATCTTCTTTATGCGGGATTGTTTCATGATTCTGATTTATTTAAGGAAGTTATTACATGGTTAATCACTTTGCAATTATCCATTATTTGATTCATCTGTAGACGGACACCCTGTAAATCAGCAACAAACTTATCTAGTGTTTCAGGTTCAACGGTAAATCTTGTTTCCTTTAATATTGGAATTGATTGAACTTTTTCACCTTTAGCAATATATTGTTTACCGTCTGTGTGAATTATTATTACCTCAATTTTGGGGGTTAATTCTTTTGAGTCGGCTGAGTAAATTGGATTGGTTCTTACTTCAAGTATTTGTTTCATTTTGTAACTTTTTAAATATTTGTTTCCCTCTAACCATCTTGGAATAGGTATGAGGAATGCCATTAATGATTACAATTTCACCACGCTTGTATTTATTACCTTCAAAAGGTTTAATTATCTTTTTCATTTTACTCTTTGGGCTAAAAATTTACCTTCTTCTTTTACTAATACCAATAATTCAGATTTATGCGTCTTGTTATACTGGTAGATAAACTGATGAGGGTACTTCTTTGCCGAACCCTTTAAAATGGCCTTTTCGCCCAGTTTCAGGCTATTAAAGGCGTGCTTTGGTTTTGCTCCTACTTTCTTTGTTTCAATAGGATCCTTTGAATTTACTTGCTTAGTACTGTTTACAAGGTTCTTATTATAAATAGGTTTGAATTTTCTTATCCATCTCCTTTCATAATAACTCATGTCGGGTTTATTGCACTTAATAAATCTGATAGCATTATACTCAATATTACTATGATGTATTATTCTGGTTCTTAAATTTCTTGTTTGTCCAATGTAAAGAATGACATTATCATTTATCAGAAAGTAAATGTATGGTGTACGATCAAAATCATTAGGCAGTAGAGGATGTAATTTCCTGTTCTTCTGAGGATGATCATAATGCCTTGGAATGTATTTCATAATACCCTTTCCTGATAGTTAAGAGCCTTTTCAATACAAGCCCTAATTAACCCTGATTGCGTCAATTTACGCTTTTTTGCCTCGCTTTTAATGGTTTTTACCATATCTTCGCTGGCCTTGAAAATTACCACTTTCTCTTTCATATAGGCAAATATATACATATTTCCGCAATAACAATATATTAGTTTATTCTAATAACTTTCTAATAAATATACTTGACTCGTATATACTTTATGTTATACATTTGATTCATAATCAGACGCAGTTATGGAAAAGCACCTTAAAACAATCGAAAAAGCAAAGCAGGCTGGATTCCCGTTTGCTTTCATCCCTGACATGGACTGGGGCGAAGTTGCATTTCTTAGAAAGTCGTATGAGGTTATTCAGGGATGGAATAACAAACACCTGACCGGATACGCTGTTATGGAATTTGGATACTTAATAAAATTATAAAATTATGGGAACTAGAAATTTAACAATGGTAATTGCCAACGGAGAAACTAAAGTTGCACAGTACGGACAATGGGATGGATACCCCGATATACAGGGCGTAACCGCATTAGAATTTTTGAGAAACGTTGATCTTGCTAAATTCAAAGAGAAGATTTTAACAATGAAATGGCTTTCGAAAGAAGATGCTGAAACTATTGACAAATTACCCGGTGTACTTTGGAAAAAATTACATCCATACTTGAGTAGAGACAGGGGGGCTGATATTCTTAACCTGATTATGAATGGGTGGTACAAAAGCGGAAGAGATAAGATAATTTTTGGAGGTGAGATTTTGGGGCTTATAGATAGTTCTGCTTTTGCGGGTGATAGCCTTTCAAATGAGTGGACTTACGTAATTGATTTAGATAAAAACACTTTTGAGATTTACTCAGGTTTTAATAAATCACCACTTCCAGAAGGTGAGCGTTTCTCACATTTGAAAGATGAGTATAAAGCAAGTTCATCAACTTATTATCCGGTAAAGCACATGAAAACGTATAGCCTTACTGAACTTCCAACAGAAGAGGAATTTATTAAAGATTTTGAACCCGCTGAAAAATGAGCGAAACCACACCCCTAAACGAATGGCCTGTTGAGAAATTGTATGTTTTACAATATATGGTTTTACGCGCAGATCCTGTTGACAATTTAAGTGAGTTTGAATGTTTAAGATTTGCAATTGATAAGATGGAACTTAATGATTTGATAAAATCCGCCATCAAAGACGCGGAAGAGAAACTAACAGAACTACCATTTAAACCATGAACCTAAAAACAATACCATACCAATCGAAACTTGTATTTGTTGATAAACTGATTGGTAATTTAGCTTATCATACAGAAGGTGGAATAGAAGATGTTGATAATAAATCTGCATATAGATTTATTCCTAAAGCAAAAATCATCTGCCAAGAAGTAGGACTCAACCTTGAAGGTATTCCTTATGTGAAGTTGGAAGAGGATGTTGAAGAATTAGCAGATAATTTTGTTAAGAGCCAAAAACCAACGTACAGGAGTTTAGAGAGGGATGGGTGGGTAGCTACTGGATTTGTTGCTGGCTACAAAGCAGCACAACCAAAGCGGTTCACGGAGGAGCAGGTAAGACAAGCAGTGGCAAAAGCTATTGATGGAGTTGTTGAAAATTTTGATTCAGATGGGGATCATTACGGGGTAAGATCAATTTATACTGTTGATGAAATCATCCAATCACTCAAACCTAAGATTGAGAGTATTGAGATTGAAACTTATATTAATAAGTACACCCATAAAAACTGTATTAATAAATGTGGATCTTATCCAAGTAAATGCTTATGTGAAATGGAAAGTAAGGAAGAACTAATCACCTACCAAGAAGACGGTAATACATTTGTTAAACTAATAAAGATTAATTACCAATGAAAAAGCTATTCATCATCTTACTCCTTCTATTAACCTCCTGCGGTATAGAGGGGCATCTGGGAACCTGTAAAAATAAACCTAATCACCATAGCCACAAATGACCACGCCTAAATTACCAGCCATTAAACAACCGGTTAAACTTCCTACCCTCAATGAATTATTTGAGGGAGTTGAGAACGTTGAAAAGTTTGAGGGGCTTAATGCCATCCTTAATACCAAGCCACCCGAAACGTGGATTAAAGAGCATCCATTTATTAAAAATCACAGGTATTTACCCATTGATAAAGTTGAGTATCTTCTAAGGAAGATTTTCAAAAAGTATTCCATCCAGATAACCGGACAGGGAACGGCCTTCAATGGGGTATGGGTTACCGTTCGCGTTTCTTATCTTAACCCTGTGACGGGTGAAATGGACTATCAGGAGGGTATTGGTGCCAGTCAATTACAAACAGCTAAAGGTACAAGCCCTGCCGATCTTGCTAACATCAATAACGGTGCCTTATCAATGGCCTTTCCTTTAGCTAAGACGCTAGCAATTAAAGATGCCTGCCAACTTATCGGTAACATCTTTGGGTCAAACATAGACCGTAAGGATACCCTGGATTTTAAACCAGATGAAGAACTAATCAGCCGTGAAGAATTACGTAAACAAAAACTATTAGCAAATGGAGTTCAGTAAATACTTATTTCACCCAAGTCAACTTGGATTAATAATGACTGGTAGTAAAACCGGTGAAGCAATGGGCGAAACTGCCAAAGCCCATCTCCTTGAATGTTGGATAAATCAAAAGTATGGCCGTTATAAGGATATTACCAATAAGTACTTAGAAAAGGGAACAATGGCCGAGGAGGATTCGATCGACCTGTATTCCATCGTAAAGAAACAGTACTTTGAAAAGAACAAAGAATTAATCAGGAATGAGTACTTTGTCGGAACACCTGACTTATTTATTGGAAAGTCCATCTATGAAGCAGAAATAATAATCGACCTAAAAACATCTTGGGATATATTCACATTTTACGGTGTAATGCTTAAGGGATTGGATAAAAGATACTTCTGGCAGTTACAGGCTTATATGGATATGACCGGGGCAGAAAAGGCCAAACTTGTATACTGCCTTGTGAATACGCCTTACAAACTCGTTGAGGATGAAAAGAAAAAACTAATGTGGAAGCTGGGGGTAATCGATCCAGATACGGATGAAGCCTATAAAAAAGGCTGTGAGGAGATTGATAAGAACGCATACTTTGATGATATACCAAATGAAGAAAGATACATTGAATTCGAAGTACCACGCGATCAGGAGTCTATTGATAAGTCCCACAAAAGAGTTATTGAATGTAGAGATTTTTTAAACCAACTATAAACATGAACAATATCAAACTATCCACGGACGACTTTTCAAGCATAGAGAAGTTAGCCAAATCCGGGGAACTCCAAACCCTGAAAATTGACTGGTTCCGCACCGTCTTACATTGGAGGTTCTTCTATTCTGCAACCTTTAATTTTAAGCCATGAAAATACTATCATTATCGGGTGAAACTTTATTTGAGTGTGATGCTCCAACGATTAAAGAAACACTAGTTTTTGCAGTAAAATCCGGGGCTGACCTATACGGGGCTGACCTATCCAGGGCTTACCTATACGGGGCTGACCTATCCGGGGCTGACCTATACGGGGCTAACCTATCCAGGGCTAAAAATTCAGAATTGGTAATAGCAAAAACCAGAATACTTCCAGAGGGAGATATTATCGGCTGGAAAAAATGTGCTCATAATGTAATGGTTAAGTTACTGATCCCTAAAGAGGCTAAAAGATCATCAGCATTTGGTAGAAAATGTAGGGCTGAATATGCTCATGTACTTGAAATCGAGGGTGCTGAAATTGGATATAGTACTCATGACTATTCATTTGAATACATAAAGGGAGAACGCGTTCAACCGAAAGAACCATTTTCTGAAAATTGGATGGAGGAATGTGAGTCAGGAATTCACTTTTTTATTACAAAATTAGAAGCCGAAGATTATATATGAGCCAAGTTGAGTTACTCCTAAACGCCTTGCTATTCGGGGTAAAAGTTGACCGTGTTAATTGATTTGATCAAATAATATATTATATTTGTAATGCTATCTCACAAATGAAAAAATTAAAAACACACCCGACCTTACTTGCCTTTGCGATTTTCTTCGCTGTGGGATAGCCTTGTAATGGTCGGGTTCCTTTTTTTATGAAAAAAATATGGAAAGATATTGCTGGATATGAGGGTTTATATCAGGTTAGCAATTATGGACGCGTTAGATGTAAAAAGAAAAATGGTTATCGATTATTAAAAATAATACTTGATGATCATGGCTATCCAATTGTAAGACTATATCTTAATAAGATTGGTATTACAAAAAAAGTACATAGATTACTTATGTTGGCTTTTGTGCCTAATCCTGAAAATAAATATGCAATTAATCATATTAATGGTGTCCCAGGTGATAATAGAATTCAAAACCTAGAGTGGTGTTCTTTATCTGAAAATACAAAGCACGCTTATAAGATTGGTTTAAAAAAACCAATAACAAGAGACAATTGTGGTTTTTCAAAAATAAATCAAACTCAATTTGACGATCTTGTTAATTCATTATTTATTGATCATAGCCACATAAATGTTAAACAATTAGCAAATAAGTATTCATTGACAAGGAAACGAATTGAGCAAATTAGAAGAAAATATATTTTTGAATCACCTAAATCTTTACAGGTATGACCACCTTCGCCTACTTCCCAATACTTGAAACGTCTTTCATCTACGCCCGCGAAAGGGCCATAGAAGAAAGTTTAAATCATCCTGACCACTTCATTTACGTTTTCAAAAGCAACTCAGGCGGCTATGTCATCGACTACCAAGGAATAAAACACAGTGACGAACATTTGATTTTCACCTTTAAAGATGGAGATAAAACGCTATGAAAGCCACCAAATCCAGTTCCGGAGATACGACAAGCGTTCACCCGTACTTGAGAATGTTTGTCGGTCATCATGTGACCACCTCCAAGATAAACCGCAAAGTGATACCATTTAAAATAACCATTAAAGAAAAGGTGCTATGAATTATGATGAATTTTTAGAAACAAAGATCAAACGCATTGCGGATTCCGGATTTGATTGCGATCAACTTAATCCGATGTTATTCGACTTCCAGGCTTACATAGTTAAACGGGCCTTGAAAGCAGGAAGGTTTGCTATCTTCGCTGATTGTGGACTTGGTAAAACATTAATGCAGCTTGAATGGGCTGACCAGGTTACAAAACATACTCACCGGCCTGTATTGATTTTAGCACCGTTAGCGGTATCAGGTCAGACTATTCAGGAGGGATTAAAATTTCATATTACAATTGAGAAATGGTATCCTGAATTAAATGATTTGAGTGCCATACATGAAGGAATTTATATCACTAACTATGAGCAATTGGAAAAGATTGATTGTTCTTTTTTTAGTGGTATCGTACTGGATGAAAGTTCTATCTTAAAAAACTTTGAGGGGGCAATTAGAAATTTAGTAATTGATAACTTTAAAGATACTCCATACAAATTAGCTTGTACCGCTACGCCATCACCAAATGATCCTATGGAGTTAGGCAATCATTCTGAGTTTTTAAATATAATGAGTAGAACTGAAATGCTTGCAATGTACTTTGTCCATGATGGCGGTGAAACTGCTAAATGGAGATTGAAAGGACATAGTGAACAAATATTCTGGGATTGGGTTAGTTCGTGGGCTGTAATGCTTTCTAAACCTTCAGATTTGGGGTTTACTGCTGATGGCTATGATCTTCCAGAACTTAACCTAATTGAAAAGACAATTGCTACAGATCAAAGAAATAATGGTATGTTGTTTAATGATGTTGCTATTTCAGCCACCGATTTTAATGCTGAATTAAGACTTACAAAAATTGAAAGATTATCTGAGGTAGTTGATATCGTAAATAATTCAAAAGAGAATTTTATTATTTGGATTAAACAAAATGAGGAGGGTGAATATTTGCGCAAATTAATTCCTGATGCTGTAGAGGTTAAGGGTTCAGATTCACCAGAATACAAAGAAGATCGTTTAATTGGATTTGCAAATAATCATTTCAGGGTATTGATTACAAAATCTAAGATTGCTCAATTCGGAATGAATTATCAGAATTGTCACAATCAGATATTTGCTTCTTTAGATTTTAGCTTTGAAAGTCTTTATCAATCTATTAGGCGTTCTTATCGCTTTGGTCAAAAGTATCCTGTAAACATATATTTGATCACTACGGACACAATGACAAATGTAATTCAATCAATTAAAAATAAACAGGTACAATTTGAAACCATGCAGGATTCAATGACTAATGCAATAAACCAAAGTAATATTAAACCTAAAAATATGAGAACTTTTAAACGCGAACAATCTGAATGGTATGATATTCAACATGGAGATTGTGTTGAGTTGATTAAAAATGTACCCGATGAATCGGTAGGGTTTTCAATATTTAGTCCTCCATTCTCTGAGTTATATGTTTATTCTGATGAGTTAGAGGATATGGGTAATTCAAAAGATTATAAAGAATTCATGATTGCATTTGGATTCCTTGTTAAGGAACTTTATAGGGTTCTTTGGTCTGGCAGAAATGTGGCTGTTCATTGCATGGATTTACCTATTCAAAAAGGTAAAGAAGGTTATATTGGGCTGAGGGATTTTAGCGGAATGATTCTTGATGAATTCACAAAAAATGGTTTCATATACCATTCACGGATTACTATTTGGAAGGATCCAGTAGTTGAAATGCAGAGGACAAAGGCATTAGGATTGCTTCATAAGCAAGTAAAAAAGGATAGTGCTATGAGTAGAGTTGGCATCCCTGATTATTTAATGATATTTAGAAAACCAGGATACCACTTACACCCAGTAAAAAATACTATTAATGTTGATACTTGGCAGAAATGGGCATCACCTGTTTGGATGGATATTGATTACGGTAATACTTTAAATGGCACTCAGGCAAGAGATGAACGTGATGAAAAACATATTGCTCCATTACAATTAGATACCATTCATAGGGCTGTAGGATTATGGACTAATGAAGGTGATACTGTGTTAACACCATTCATGGGTATTGGAAGTGAAGTTTATGAGGCTATTAAAATGAATAGAAAAGGAATAGGATTTGAATTGAAGGAAAGTTATTTTAATCAGTCTGTTAATAATTGTAAAAAGGCCATTGAATCTAAAAAACAACTATCCTTGCTATGAAACTCCGCGACCACATCATCCGCTCCTACGAGTCACCGCGTCCGGCTAAACAGTGTTTAGAGGCGTTAATCGCTGGCTTACTCGTACCCCTTGCGCTGGCTTTAATTGCTCGGCTTACTGACTATTTAATCACAGGATCATGAAAGCAATACTCATCCTGATCGTTATATTCTGGCTTATTGTCGTTTACCTTATCGCTAAATTTCCCACTCATGAAGATTGACAACTATACAGAACCAGCAAAATTTATCCACTCCTATGGCGATATCTTCAGGGGTGAACATCCAGACACCAGAACTAACAAAGAGTTTTTGCAGACAATAGGCCGTAAGCTGGAAAGATCAAAATGGTATCCAGGGAAACGCAGCCGTTACACCAGGCGGGCTTTATTCTGCCTGACCAATGGAAAGACCTACAACACTGTAAAGGAAGCCTGTGAGGATTTAAAGATAGGCGGGTACAACTTCGCCAAACATTTGCGCGGAGATAAAAGGCACAGCCACATCGGAGGGTATAGATTTAGGGAGTTATGAACAACCACGGCACCACAAGACGCATGATCATGGCGATCCTTAAGGAAGGGCCGGCCACCAGATCGCGTCTAATGGCGCTGACCGGCTGCAAGGTTTATCAGACGCTTTACCACCTTCAAAAGGCGGGAGTAGTGGAAAGAGAAGGAATTATCTACCGTAAAGCCTTGACACCGATAGAACGGGAAACCTAAACCACTTAATTTAGCCTGATTTCAAAGGTTCTAAAAATATTTTAAAAATACTTTGATATTTTGTAACAACTAATCAAAATAGTTGTATATTTACATCATGAAACACACAAACATAAACTACAAAGCACACGTAATTCAAAAAAGAATTGACGTTAAATCGCATTGCGCTGGTGTATATCAGAATGGCATACTTATTAAAATGATTGCTGGGAATATAAATGCTGATGGTTCAAACAACTGCATTGATAAAGCAAAATCTTTTATTGATTGTAAATGAAAAAATTAAAAGGGTTAATAGGATGTGAGGAAAGTCAGACTGTTGCAAATGCTTTTAATAAAAAGGGGCATTTATTTTATTCATGCGATTTACAGGCAACCTCTGGGTCTAATCCTGAATTACATTATCAAGAAGATATTTTTCACGTATTGCACAGGGTTCATTTGTCTTTAGATTTTTTTGGTGCTCATCCCCCATGTACTTACTCTGCAAATAGTGGTGTTAGATGGCTATATAATACAGATGGAACTAAGAATGAAGAACGGTGGGAAAAAATGAGAAAAGGTGCATTGTTTACAAAATCACTTCTAGGATGGATTAAAATGATTGGGTGCGGTTATTTAGAACAGCCAATACTTCACAAACACGCACTTGAGATTATTGGAGAAAAGCCTACTCAAATAATCCAGCCTTGGCAATTTGGACACGGTGAAACTAAAGCTACTTGTTTATGGATTGTTGGATTGCCAAAACTAAAACCAACTGATATTGTAGATGGCAGAGAACAAAAAATTTGGAAGATGCCACCAAGTGAAGAAAGGCAAAAAATGAGAAGCAAAACATATACTGGGATAGCTAAAGCAATTGCACAACAATGGGGATAAGAAAGAAAACACATGGTGGTAAACGCCCTGGCTCCGGCAGACCAAAGTTAAAAAAGTCCGAAAAGAAAGAGCTCACTAAAGTTATGCGTATTCCATTGTCAAGGGTTGCCGATGTACTCAAGGCTATTGGTAAGACTTAATGGTTGTACGACCGTTAAACCGGAAACAGAAGGCTTTATGGTTTAAAAAACTAAACATTAAACAAATTATTTATGATAACATTTGAAAGAAGTGACACAGAATTAAAGGTAATTGTAGAAACTAATTTAGGTTCTTCATACTGGCTTTATTGGAAATGTTCTGACAAACAATATGCTATGTTATTGCGTGAGCATATTGAGCAAAAACTAAGTCGTAAGCTGGAACAAATCAGGCGTGAATCTTATGAACAAGGTTGGAAGGATGCAAAGTCAAAAAAGGTGGCAAAAAAGACATGGTTTAAATCTTGGTGGTAAAAAAACTAGGTTTGTTTAATTGGATAAAAATACTGATCTTCGTAGTGCTAATTCGGTTTATGAAACATCAAAAAAATTCCACCCCTTTACACTGCCAAGTAGACTCCATGTCTCGCCGGGTTAGCCTTTGTATTGTGGGTGGATACTTTTTTTATGAATGAGCGAAAGGCTTTTAAATTTTATCGCTCATATTTCGATGTGGCGAATGAACTTCCTGATAAAGACAAGGTAGAATTTCTAATGGCTGTAATAGAATATCAATTTACTGGAAGACATAGGGAATTGAAAGGTATGGCAAAATTTGCATTTATAAGCCAAAAACATTCAATAGATGCTCAAATTGAAGGTTATTTGACTAAGACAGGGGCTACACTACCCCCTATTGAAGGGGCTATTGAAGGGGCTATTGAAGGGGCTTCGATAGAAGAGAAAGAGAAAGAGAAAGAGAAAGAGAAAGAGAAAGAGAAAGAGAAAGAGAAAGAGAAAGAGAAATTACCTTTTTATTCTGAGAACTTTAAAACCGCGTGGTCTGAGTGGTGTGAACACAGAAAACAATTGAATAAAAAATTCACTTCAAAAACAAAAGAAATGCAGCTTCGCACACTGGGCACGAAATCAGAACAGGAAGCGATTGACATGATCAATCAAAGTATAGGCAACGGATGGATAGGATTATTTGAATTAAAGAAAAATGGAAAACAAACTAACACACCAGAATCAAGGGCTAACAACCTCGCAAGGTATTTTGCCACAAAGAGTATTGAAGGAACAACCTGACAAAGTTTTATTACAGGCTGAAATTTCGGCTCTACTTGAACGACTTGTTATAATTTTTCAAATCCAAAATTGGAACGAAAAGAATTCCATATTCTTAAGTGAATGGATAATTGAAAATTACAAGTATGATTCATTTGAGTCTGTTAAGAAGTGTTTAAAAAATCCACCTTCAACGGAAGACCCGAACTGGAGGTTAACACCGGACACCATACGATTGTGGATGACTATACAATTGGATAAGGAGGCCGAATCTAGGGAGATAGAGATAAGTAAAAACAAAGCTAAGATTATCGAATTGCCCGAATTAATACAGCCCGTAAGTAACGAAACAGAAGCGATGATTAACAATTATCTTGAGTCGCTCACGGGGCCAAAAGAAGTGCAGGCTATGACTGATGAAGACGTTAAAAAATACGGTCAGGCCAGGCCGGTTAAAAAAGGTGCCGAAAGTTTCGGCTACGTTCCCAACCATAACAATGCCTTAATCATCGAAAAGAAACTTCAGGCAGCGCGATCCAGGGGTTTGGATAAGTTAGATTTCAATGAAATCAAATCTTTTGTAGTTGAAGGTCAAACTGTTGTAGCAAGGAACTATGAGGAGGCTATGGAGATTTATGCGGAAGTGTATTTATAGCCTCAGAGCGCAAAATTCGGGCGATAAGTATTGATGAATTTGTGCGGTGGGAGAAAAAATTTAAAAATTTAATTACAGAAGCGATGGAAAGAATTACAGCAACATTTCACTTTACAGAAAACTATCAACATAGTAACTGGTCACAACAAGAGGCCAAAGTAAAACTTGATGTTGATTACCAAGGCAAGACATTTTCAATAACCCCATACCATGAAAGAACAAAGAATTTACAAGTATGAATTACAGGTAGCATATAATCAAAACATCTTGTTACCAATTGGGGCTAAAATACTAACTGTGCAAAACCAAAATGAAAAGGCTTGTCTGTGGGCATTGGTTGACCCGAACGCTGAAACAGAGGGTAGGCACATAGAAATATTTGGCACAGGCCACCCTGTACTTTCTGACATGGGAACAAGCCGCGAGTACATATCAACATTCCAAATGCACGGAGGACAATTGGTATTCCATGCTTTTGAATATACTGGTGTTTGAGCGTTGGATTTTTAAATTTTATTTTTAAATGCCATCACAGAACCATAATTGAAACACTGCACGTTCCCGCTACAAAATGCGATAAACCCGCTGTTATAGGCTGGGCTGGCATTGCGACACAACAGACACTGTGTATAACCATGTGCCCGACTGACAGCACGAACTGAAATAGAATGATGAAATAAAACTTTAAATTTTTAGCGATGGAAACAAACAAACTTTATCGAGTACTCTTAAAAGGAATGACTCACAATTCAACTGGCGTTGCTTATGGTGATTCCTATGTAGTTGCCACAAATCCAGAAGAAGCGTATAGAAAAGTACGAACATTCTTAGATGATGAGGATTTAGGATTTGACAGAGAAAGATGCCTTGAATCAGTTACGCTTCTTGCTGAAGAATATCACTACACAGATACAGGGCACTTACTTTTTATTGGTGTGGCTGGGAAAAATTTAAAGTTTGAATAACAGATGAACAGTCCCACGGAGAGCAAAACTAAGGGCATTGGTTATACACGTTGTTTAGTTGCGGACTTTGAAAACGAAAACTTTAAATGTAGATAAAATGAAATTAGAAAACAAAAACATTGAACAACCACAAAAACCGCAATTGAATATAGGTGCTGTTATGGGTAGTTTTTCTCCCGTAGCAGATTCAAAAGCAACAGAAGCCTTACAATTTTATGAAGATTGTGCAGACAATTTACCCTATTATCAAACTTCTAAAAAGGATAATGGGTTTGATTGGGATAGATGCAGAGCATATTGTAGTGTTGGGAAATCATATTCGCATCAAAGGTTTATGGCTTATGTTGCTGAATGGTTTGGAACAACAGTTAAAGAGATGAAACTTCAATGGCGTAATGTCAAATAAAATTACCCATAATGTATCCAGAGTTTGTGACGTTTTAGCGGCTAACTGAACTTAATTTGAAATACTAACAATTAACTTTTTAAAATTTCGCGCGATGGCAAGAATAGTAAGATTTAAACCACATTCAGATATAGAACCATGTCCTAAATGTGGTAACAAGGAACACTTTAAAGTACACTCACAACAAGTAGCCGAAGATTACTGTAATATCTGGGCATCATGTAAGTGTGGATATTGTCCAACTGAAAACAATACTGATTCAAGAATTGAAGATGTTTGGGGTGGCACTGATGACAATAACTGTTATGATGCCATGACATTCACTTGGAACGATGTCCTGCGGGAGGGAATTTTAAAAAGTTAATTGCTCACTGAACCATGATTGAAAGACTGAACTTTCCAGCCGCTAAAATGGCACAAACTTGGTGTTATCGGTAGTGTCCGCGGGAGCGTGGGGCAATGAAGGGATTAGGCCTCCGGCCCCCTTCATTTTCAAGCAGCGGCATTGGCACGTGCGGCTGTAAAGGCAAGCTCTTGGAATGGCTTTGGTTTGTGCGTGGCATTTGCGCGGGTTGCTTAACGGTGTGAGCGGTGAAACTGAAACTAAATAAATTGAAACATGATAAAAATAACTGTAGATGTAAGTCCAATGAGTCATAGGTTTCATACATTAATGAAACTTTTAGATGAAGACCATTATATTTATACAAAGAGTATTGGTCAATCAGAAGTGAATGAATTAACAGATTTAACAGCAAGGCAATTAGTGTATAATTTTGCTATGTGGTTAAAAGATGAAAATTTTACTAATCCCGATATGAGTGTTTCAGATTGGGTGAATAAATATTTTAACGAGTTTAAAAATGGTAAACTTGCTGTATGAAGTACGAAACAATAGGAGGTGAAATACATGATACCAATTATCATGTTATGACAATTCGTGAATTGAAAATTGGTGATATTTTTACCATGAAAAGCAGTAAAAGTAAATATCGAGTACTCGGTGAAAAGTGCATTTGGAATAATGGCGGAACTTCACTTAGGAAGGTTTTAAATTTAGACGCAATAGCGATTGAGTTTAAAAGATGTAATTCAGAAATAATAAAAGTAAAATGAAACTTAAAGAGGGTTTATACATAGATAAGAACGGGGTTCTATTTTATGTGAATATTTTTGGTGCAAAATGTCTCGCTGAACATTATTTAATAAAAATATGAATACTGAAGATTTACAAAAACAGTTCAATAAAGAGTTTACTGAACAGGCTATTATATTGGACAAGTACATGTCGAAATGCCATGAACTTGAACAAAAGTTATCTGCTTGTGAGATTGTTTTGGAAGACACACAACAAGATTTTGATAAGGTTTTAAAACTACTAAAATCAATGACCTTGTCAATGGCAGCTCATCCTGACTGTTTTAAAAGACCGGATGGTGCGGCAAGTGAGTTTTACGACCTTGTCGAAATGGCTGAAAAAGTTCTCGAAGGCACTTTAGATACACGGCACGGATAAACAAACTTAGGATGTGTGAAGGGTTTGCGCGGTTTGTTTATTGGTGCCGCCTGAGGGGCCACAATGCACTATACACGTTGTTAGCGGTAATGACAAAACGAAGCGTTGGCCAAAAGCAGGAAGAAGCTCTGCGCCTGCTTTTTTCAAGGGTTTTGGCATTACCGCTAATGTATCAAGTGTATATGCAGTGCAGCCCTTCACTAAACTTTATGAGCAAGGCTGTTTTGCGCAGCTTAACTGCCTTAGCGATGAAACTAAAACTAACTAATTATGGAAAACACTAATGAAACTTTGCCTTGTCCGTACTGCAAAACATCAAAATATGTTACCCATAATACACACGGATTAAATGACCAATGTTGGAAATGTGGAGCTTATATTCGCAAACCATTTTTAAGAGAACAAATACTAATGAAAAAATTAGATGATAAGATTAGCAAAAAAGCTAATGAATTGGTAAACGTATTTTGGTTTAACACCCAACTATCAGCAAAACACTGCGCTTTAATTCATTGCAGAAGAATTATTGAAGAGCTAAATCATCACTCTGACTTACATGGTTACTATCAGGATGAAGACGGTTATCAGTCAATAATTGAAAGAATAGAGTTTTATAAAAAAGTTATGGACCAAATAGAAGAAAGATGGTAAACAAGAAAAGTAATGGCTACACTAAACACCAATGTGAGCCTACAACAATTAAATTTAGGACCGGAAACAACCTGAATACTTGGATTATTATGAATAACCTTTACTCATTTGGATTGGATATTCAGTCTGCTTTCATCAATTGGTCCGCGAGGGTTAAGCCTGAAAATATTACTCCAAAAGATTTCTGTGAGTATGTAATTTCAAAGGACCCAACTAATTTAAGATGTTACTCACTTACTACAGATAAATGGTAAATACTCGTCAGCTCTTGGCAATGCTTTGGCTTTAGCGAGGGGACGTGTGGCATTGGCAAGTGCTGCGCCTTCGGGCTGCATTGCCAGTAGCTGGTGTTATAAGCAGTGTTGTGGGAGCGGTGGCCTTTGGCAGGATCAGGCCTCCGGCCCCTGCCAAACTCAAGGAACAACATTGCTTATAACAATTGTATATCAGCAACTAACCCGATTACAAACGGTTATTTACACCGCGCTAACCTGATTTTTTGAAGTTCTTTATTCATCTCTTCAATGATCTGTTTCACAATCAAGCTGTCCCC